CGTTTCGCCTCGCCTGTATTGCTGGCATGGGTGAATCATAGCCTGCGATATAGCACATGACAATAGTCGGGCTATAGCACAGTCATCCGCCGTTCATGTTCGCGGCAAGGTTACCCTGAGCTCCCCTCCGTTGGGTTGACGTGGCGTAACAGCCGGCGTATTATTCCAATAACCAAAGCCGCGCCTGTCGCGGCTTTTCCGTTACCAAGGCTCGCCTCGGCGGGCCGTTTTTCGTTCCCGTGGCACCGGGACGCGTCCAGCCGGCGGTGACGCGATGGCGCACATCCGACAACAACACCTGCAGCTCGGGCGAGGTCGTCGGCGCCGCCTTGGTGCGTTGCAGTCCAGCGAGTGGGGTGATCGGGATGTGCGCGAGCCCACTCCTGCCTCGTGACCGAGCGCATATCTGCCGCATCCGTGCGGTTTTTAGTCCAGGGAATCACATGCTCGATCAATCCGCGCACGACGTTGCGATTGCAACGGTAGCGAACAAGGTCACGGTCGGAGGCGGGACGGCTGCATTGTTAGGCGGCGTAACCGCGAATGATTTGTTGACGTTCCTCGGCGCGCTGGCGGCTATCAGCGGAGCGCTGGTGAACTGGTACTACCGGCGCAGGGCGGACAAGCGCGACAAGGAGCTACACGAGGCGCAGCTAGACGAGATACGGAAGCGCACTGGATGAAGGCGCGTATCGCAGCCGCTACTGCGTCCGTTGTACTCGCGGTCGGTGGTGTCACGTACATGCAGTTGTCGTCCGAGCATGTCGCATCGCACGAGGGCGTGCGCTACGTCGCGTACAAGCCGATTCCGTCCGATCCGTGGACTATCTGCTACGGCCACACACGCGGGGTACACGCTGGCATGCGTGCGACGCAGGCGCAATGCGAGGCGTGGCTCCTCGAAGACCTGCGAGACGCTGATGCAATCGTTTCGCGCTGCATGCCCGACACGATGGGGGTAAAGCGTAGAGCGGCGTTCATCTCGTTCGCGTTCAACGTGGGCCCCGGTGCAAATGGCGTCAAGGACGGGCTGTGCGTACTGCGCAACGGCAACAAGCCGTACATCCGGCGCATGGCCGAGGAGGGCCGGTGGCAAGAGGCGTGCGACGGGCTGCTGGCGTGGACGAAAGCGGGCGGCGTGGAATATCGCGGACTCGTCAAGCGCAGGCAGGCAGAGCGCGAACTATGCCTCGCTGCGGATTTCTCGAATGTGGATCACGGAGTGTTGCAATGAAGAATCTGGCACTGTCATTTCTGCTGCTGGCGATCGTGTCATGCTCCGTTGCTCCGGCGTTCGCGCAGGGTTACGTCCCTCTGCAAGCATCCCACTCGGGACTGTGGGCGGATGCGGACAACATCACCGGATCGTTTGATGTTCAGGTGATCGGCGATCCCGGCCACACGTGGGCGTGGGCTACCTACCTCGCGACGACGAACGAGTACGACTCGCCGGCACAGTGGCTTGTCGCATACCCGAGTTGGGTAGGAACGGTCCCAGTGGCGACGCCGCTGTATCGCGCAGTGCGCGGTGATGGCGTTGAGCTAATGCAGGCTGGTACGGTCGAGTTCACTCCGCTGGCGTGCGATGCGCTGCATGCGCGCGTTGTTCTGTGGGATCGCGTGGCGAACGTTGAGATCGAGTACACGCTGCGCCCGCTGCTGCTGACGAGCGATGCCGCATGCGTTACGTGCGACGGGTTCAGCCCGCCGCTTGCGGAGTGCATCGAGTGATCTCGTTCCTGTTCGGTCTGTGCGTTTGTGCGCTCGGAGCTGTGTACGTCGTGCGGTCGAGGGGCGAGTGACGGATGCGAGCCTATGCGTATGCCATCGCTCTATGTGCCGCACTCGCGGCAGTTTGGTACGCGTACGCGCAGGGCAAAGATGCAGGCCGGTCGGAGTGCGAGGCTCGCGTCGCCGCTGCGGCTGCGGCAGCGCGCGAAGATGAACGCACGCGCGACACGCAAGCGGCGCAGGTTGGCATGGACATGCTCGACTTCCTGAGCCGCATGGCCGAGCAACGGGAAACGGTGACGCATGAAACTATCGAACGTGTGCGCACGATCTACCGCGATCGTCCTGTGCCTGCTGATTGCATCTGGCCTGACGGCATGCAAGCGGAGCTCGACGCGGCCGTACGTCGCGCCAACGCCGCCGCGCGTTGACTGCGACGCGCCGGCGGTCGGCCAGCTCCCGCCCGTGCCAGAACTCGCACGGGTCGGGGAATGGATCGTCGCGGCTGCCGACGTGGTGCAGGCAGCGCGCGCTGCTCAAGCGGCCCACGCGCGATGCATGTCGCGGCTCAGGTCGAGCGGGGTAGTGCGGTAGCGATCAGCCGTCGCACGCAGTCCGCGCGCGACTCGATGACGCGGCCGGCTTCGTCGGTATGTTGCTCCTGTCAGGATCCGGGGGTCCGCCCCGGCGGCAGCGGATGGGCAACGCTGCCGGCGAAACGATGGGATCAAAGCAACTCAAGCTCAGCGAGCAGCGCCATGCCCTCGTTACTTCGCTGCCGCAGCAGCGCTGCAATGTCGGCCCACACGCCGGGAGAAGGTTTGCGCTCGCCCGACAGCCACTCCCGTATGCGACGGTCATTGACCTGCAGAGCGTTCGCAAGATCGGTTTTCCACCGCTTGCCGAATAAGACTACTCCGGCGCGCTCAAGATCAGCAGGCTTGAGGCGCTTGGCGCGCCCAACAGCGGCTAGGTAGTGATACCACCCGGCCCAAAACGGACCCTGATGCTCGACCCCGACGGGCCCATTCGGCATGTCGGCGGGCAGCTTGTTGATGATATGAGCCAGCTCATCCTCGTCAGCCGTCGGCTGGCGCGTTACCTTGTGCACCCCTGGAGTATGACGAGGCTCGCCATTAAGCAGGAGCGCGATCCCTTTGCTCGGGTATACGAGGAGCTGGTCGAGCTTGGTGGCCGGAATATCCCCGGCCGGATAGATGGCTCGGGCGAGTTGCCCGAGGGTGTACATTGTGTCGTTGATGTTGGTCATGGGTCAGCCCTCCATCGCCTTGATAACGTTTGCGTAGCGCTTGTCGTAAGCGCGGATAGACCCGACGTAGGTGTTAGGGTCGGCCGCTGAAGCGGCGTGGATGCTGGCCACAAAGTCCTTGATCGCCGGCACGTCGGCGGCGTTGAGCGAGATGTTAAGGGCGGCGAACTCAACGCCTTGGCTCTGGCTCGACAGCACCGGGCCGAGCGTGGGGTGATCGGCGAGATAGACGCCCAAAGTCTGCCCATTGGGCAGGGTTGCATCAACTAAGCCCATGTTGTGATTGGCGGCCAGCTCGATCTTGGTGCCGCGAGCGGAGGTGATGGTCATCTTGGTCATGATCGGCTCCTTTGTCAGCCAGTTTGCGGCGGCCCGTTGGCCTACCGTGGGGATAGTATGCGCCGGTTTTCCGGCGCATGTCAACAGGTATTTTTGTGACGGGCGTCACAAAACACAAAACAACACGAGAGCGCGGTGCGCGAGATGGAGATGCAGCGATGATGACGCTATGAGCTGGGACAAGTCCTGCGTCCACCGACTCCGTGGCCGACGCTCGATGGAGCGAGCATCTCGGATCAAGGCAGCGGCGCACACAGGCAAACGCATCAACGGGCTGCGGCTGATCTTGTTCGCCATGGCGCGCTAGGACGTGCTGGCCGAGCATTTGCCGTGGCTGAAACTAGACGGGTGGGAGAACATTGGTGACAAGTAATTCGGCGAAGTTCCCGCCATACAAAGAGGCTCGGGTTTCAGACCTGATCCCGTATGCGCGCAACAGTCGGACGCACAGCGACGAGCAGGTTGCGCAGATTGCGGCCAGCATCAAGGAGTTCGGGTTCACCAACCCGGTGCTGGTTGACGGCGACAACGGCATCATCGCCGGGCACGGGCGCGTCCTGGCCGCCCGGAAGTTGGGCATGGACACTGTGCCGGTGGTTGAGCTGGCGCACTTGTCGGAGGCGCAGAAGCGGGCGTATGTCATCGCGGACAACAAGCTGGCGCTCAACGCCGGCTGGGATAACGACCTGCTCGCGCTGGAGTTTGCCGAACTGCAGGAGCTTGGCTTCGACCTGTCGCTGACCGGATTCTCGACGGATGAGATCGGCGCGCTGGCGCCGGTGCAGTTGACCGAGGGGCTGACCGACGAGGACGCTGTACCGGAGGCGCCCGCTGACCCTGTGACCAAGCCGGGCGACGTGTGGCTGCTGGGAGCGCACTTCGAATGCAGCGAGTGCAAAAAGCAGTTCAGCTATGCCGAGGGCCTGCCATTCGCAGAAGACGGGTGCCCCTGTGGCAAGGCTTAAGTTGAAGGTTCGCCACAGGCTGATGTGCGGGGACTCGACGAGCGTCGAATCCATCGACACCCTGATGGATGGCCAGCGCGCAGACCTGTGCTTCACCTCGCCGCCGTATGCGCAGCAGCGTGACTACGGCGCTGCCAAGGAGAAGGTCGGAGATTGGGACGCGCTGATGCAGGGCGTGTTCGCATGCATCCCCACCAAGGACGGGGCGCAAGTGCTGGTCAATCTCGGTCTGGTGCATCGCGACAGCGAATGGCAGCCATATTGGGACAACTGGGTCCAGTGGATGCGGGAAGCCGGCTGGCGCCGGTTCGGATGGTATGTGTGGGACCAGGGCCCCGGATTGCCCGGCGACTGGAACGGCCGGTTGGCGCCGTCGCACGAGTTCATTTTCCATTTCAACCGCGCACCGCGTAGAGCGAACAAGACGGTGGTCAGCAAGCACGGTGGCAAGGTCATCGGCGGCGGCGGTCTGCGCGGCAAGGACGGTGTGGTCCACAAGAAGACGGGGGCAGGCAAGGTGTCTGGAACGCACAGGATTCCTGACAGCGTGTTTCGTGTGATGCGCCACAAGGGCAAGGTCGACGGCGGGAAGCATCCCGCAGTTTTCCCCGTCGCGCTGGTCGAGGCCGTCATCGAAGCGTATGCCAAATCCGGCGATTTTCTATTCGAGCCCTTCACTGGCTCCGGGACGCAGATCATCGCGGCTGAGAAGACCGCCACAAACTGTTACGGGATGGAACTGGACCCGGCTTATTGCGACGTCGCTGTGCGGCGCTGGCAGAACTTCACCGGGAAGGACGCTGTCCTGGCGAGCACTGGCGAGTCATTCAACGAGATCGCCGAGCGGAGGGGCGCTGCATGAAGCGCATGCGACTGATCCAGAGGCATCGAGTTATGTGTGGGGACTCGACAAGCCAAGCGGACATGGAGGCTCTGGTGGCTGGGCAGGCCGTCGACATGTGGCTGACCGACCCGCCCTACAACGTGGCCTACGAGGGCGGCACGAAAGACAAGCTGACCATCATGAACGACCAGATGTCGGACGACGGATTCCGTGCGTTTCTTCGTGACGCCTATGTCACGGCGGACACTGTGATGAAGCCTGGGGCCGTGTTTTACATTTGGCACTCAGAGTTGGAGGGGTATAACTTCCGAGGCGCAGCCAAGGACGCGGGCTGGGAAGTTCGTCAGTGTCTGATCTGGAAGAAGTCCAGCATGGTGATGGGGCGTCAGGACTATCAATGGAAGCACGAGCCTTGCCTCTACGGATGGAAGGGCGGAGCCGGCCACCTTTGGGCGTCGGATCGGAAGCAGACGACCATCCTCGAGTTTGATCGCCCGTCCAGAAACGGCGAGCACCCGACCATGAAGCCGGTTGCGCTGTTCGAGTATCAGTTGCTCAACAACACGAAGGGCGGGGACATCGTCCTCGACAGCTTCGGGGGAAGCGGGACAACTCTAATCGCAGCCGAGAAAAACGGGCGCCATGCCCGCCTGATGGAGCTAGACCCCAAGTACTGCGACGTGATCGTTAAGCGGTGGCAGGAGTTCACCGGGAAACAGGCTGTGCTGGATGGCGATGGGAGAACATTCTCGGAGGTTGCTGGTGAGCGGCAGTAAATCCAAACAAGCCGGCCTGAAGAAGCCACACCACAAGCCGACATCCGAGTCGCGCGCGCAGGTCGAGGCGTTGGCCGGTTACGGTGTCCGGCAGGATGAGATCGCGATGTATCTGGACATCGACCCAAAGACGCTGCGCAGCCACTACAGGGAGCAGCTAGATAAGGGGGTGGTCAAAGCAAACGTGTCCGTTGCCCGGTCGCTGCACAAGCAGGCGGTCGATGGCAACGTGGCTGCTGCAATTTTCTGGCTGAAGTCGCGGGCTGGGTTCCGCGAGAAGCAGGAATTCGAGGTGTCTGGCCCAGGTGGCGAGCCGCTTGTGATGCCAACTGTCATCGAACTGGTTGGATTTGGGGAAGATGGCAAGGGCAAGAATTGAGTTGCCGCCCAAGCTGAAGCCGGTATTCCTCGGCCCGGCACGCTACCGGGTGGCGCACGGCGGGCGCGGCTCTGGTAAGACGCGCAGCTTCGCACTGATGACAGCGGTTCGCGCGTACCAGCATGGGGCGTCCGGTAAGTCCGGCGTGATCTTGTGCGGGCGTGAGTTTATGAATTCGCTGGAAGATTCCAGCATGGAAGAGGTCAAGCATGCGATCCGCGCCGTGCCTTGGCTTGATGCGTATTTCGACATCGGCGAGCGGTACATACGCACGAAGAACCGGCGCGTGCATTACGTGTTCGCGGGCCTTCGGCACAACCTGGACTCGCTGAAATCGAAATCCGGCATCTTGCTGGCATGGGTGGATGAAGCGGAAAACGTTTCGGAAGCGGCGTGGCGCAAGCTGATCCCGACGGTGCGAGAAACCGGGTCGGAAATCTGGGTGACGTATAACCCGGAACAGGAGGGATCGCCGACAGACGTGCGTTTCCGCAAGTCGCCACCTGATCGGGCGCGGGTTGTTGAGCTGAACTACCACGATAACCCGTGGTTTCCTCCCGAGCTGGAAGAGGAGCGCAAGAACGACGAGCGCCGGCTGGACGGCGCAACATACGAGCACATATGGAACGGCGCGTACCTGCAAAACAGCAGCGCGCAGGTATTCGCTGGCAAGTATCGCGTGGCCGAGTTCGATCCTGGCAAAGATTGGGATGGCCCATATCAGGGGCTGGACTGGGGCTTTGCGCAAGACCCTACGGTTGGCGTCCGGTGCTGGGTGCATGGCGACGCGCTGTATATCGAGCATGAAGCTGTGAAGGTCGGGCTTGAGCTTGACCACACCGCGCAATTCATCGGCAACAGGATTCCAGGATTTGCCGAGTACGTGACACGAGCAGACAACGCACGTCCTGAGTCGATCAGCTACGTGCGCCGGCATGGGATGCCGAAGGTGGCGGCGTGTGAAAAGGGAAAAGGCAGCGTCGAAGACGGCATTGCCCACATGCGCAGCTATCGGGAGATCGTAATTCACCCGCGCTGCGTTGAGACGATCAAGGAGTTTAGGTTGTACAGCTACAAGGTGGATCGACTGAGCGGCGACGTGCTGCCAGACATTGTGGATGCGTACAACCATTCGATTGATGCGATCCGATATGCCTTGGAGCCGCTGATGCGCAATCGGAAACAGCCAACAGCGGCTTTCGGAACATGGGGGCGAATCGGTGGCTGACTATCTTGAAACATCCGCCGACTACAAGGCGATGGCCCCGTACTGGGAGACTGTTAGCGACGTTCTCAGTGGCACGCGCGCGATGCGTGAGAATGGCCGTCGCTATCTTCCGCAGTTCCCGAATGAGTCTGACAAGAACTACGACTACAGGATCAAGAACGCGAAGTTCACGAACCTGTTTGCGGATATTTCCAGCGACCTCGCCAGTAAGCCGTTCGCAAAGGAAGTCGGGCTGATCGGCGATACCGTGCCAGAGCCTCTGCTGCGTGTGGTGGAAGATACGGACAGGCATGGCAATCACCTGCACGCATTCGCCTTTGCTACGTTCTCGGCAGCACTGAACTACGGCATCGACTGGATCATGGTGGACCATACCCGCCTGCCTGATGGCGCAACGCTGGCTGACGAGCGCCGCATAGGTGGCGGCCCGTACTGGGTGCGTGTGCCGGCGCAGTCGCTGCTGGCGGTGTATTCGGCGCAGGTGGATGGCGTTGAGCAGATCGTTTACGCGCGGATCAATGAAACCCGCATCGAACGGCGTGACGGAGAGGAAGTCACGGTCGAGCGCGTCCGCGTTCTGGTGCGTGATGAAGTGGACGGGGGCTACGCCACGGCCCGGTTCGAGGTGTACGAGCGCACCGGCAGGTCGTGGGAGCTTGTGGATGATGGAGCTATTTCGCTCGGCATCATCCCACTGGTTCCGCTGATCCTTGGGGATCGCAAGCAAGGCACATGGCAGGTCACGCCGCCGTTGCGCGACATCCTGGACTTGCAGATCGAACTGTTTCAGCAGGAAACGAACCTGAAGCTGGCAAAGGAGCTGACTGCGTTCCCGATGTTCACGGCGAACGGGATTGCGCCACCTGAGAGTGATGCGCCTGCGCCGATGGGGCCGTCCACGATCCTGTATGCCCCGATGAACGACCAGGGCCAGCACGGGCAGTGGGGCGTGCTGGAGATCGGCGCGCAGTCGTTGGACTTCTTGAGCCGTGAAATCGACAAGCTGGTAGCGATGATGCGCGAGCTTGGCCGGCAGCCGCTTGTATCGGGCACGTCCGGCATGACGCAGGCAACGGCTCTGCTGGCAGCGCAGAAGGCATCCAGCTCGGCGCATGCGTGGGCCGGGCTGCTGAAGGATGCGCTGGAGCAGGCGTTCGTTTACACCGCGCGATGGCTGTCTTTGCCCGAACCGGAAGTGTTCGTGCATACGGATTTCGCTATCGAGCTGGGCGCGGATCAGGCGCCTAACGTCTTGCTGTCGCTTCGCACGCAACGTGCGATCAGCGAGGAAACGCTGTGGGCCGAGATGAAGCGCCGCGGCTTGCTTTCCCCAGAGTTCGACCCGGAGCAGGAGCGAGAACGGTTGCTGACGGAGCTTCCTGCGGATGACGTTGGCGAAGAAACGGCGGCTCTTGGTGCATGACCGTCGCGCTTGTGCTGGGCGGCGCTGCGTGCGTCTGGGATGACGTTCGTGCGTTTGAGGCATTCGGCATCGCGCCTGCCGTCGTGGTGGCGTGCAATGACGTGCTGGTGTCGTGGCAGGGTCCGCTGACGGCGGCCTGTTCGCTGCACCCGGACAAGCTGGACGGCTGGCTGCGGAAGCGGGCGAAGGCAGGATTGCCGGCGCCGGAATACGCCTTCGCCGATGCGATGAAGGCCGATGCGTGGGGCTTCGATTCCACGCCGTACAAGTTCGTCGGTCAAAGCGGCACGGGATCAAGCGGGCTGTTCGCGCTGAAGGTTGCACTAGAGGACCTAGGGGCGACGCGCGCAGTGCTGTGCGGCATCCCGATGGATGCGCAGGCGCACTTCTACGGCGGCGGGCCGTGGAACGGGAATAGGACACACCGCGCCGGCTGGCAGCAGGCATTGCCTGCCATCAATGGCCGCGCGCGAAGCATGTCCGGATGGACAAGAGAGATTCTCGGGGAGCCGTCCCCGGAATGGCTGCGGGCAGCAGTCTGAAACATCGGCAACCTTCGCGGCAGGGACTGTCGCACAAACACCGGGATGGTAGAAACATGGCACTCAAGGCAATCGTTGAATCTTTGGACTCGCTGCCGGAAGGCATCCGCGAGCATTACGTCGAGAAGGACGGAAAGTTCTTGCTGAGCGTGGAATCCGTTGGCGGATTCGCTCTGGAAGATATCACCGGCCTGAAAACTGCACTTGGAAAAGAGCGAGGTGCACGCGAGGCGCTGGAAAAGGCGTCCACAAAGTGGAAGGACCTTGACCCTGACAAGGCGCGCGAGGCGCTTGCGAAGCTGGAAGAACTGGCTGACATCGACCCGAAGAAAGAGGCGGACAAGATCGCAGCGGCGAAAGTTGACGCTATCCGTTCGCAGCTGGTTGAAGGCCACACGAAAGAGTTGAAGGCGCGTGATGCGGTTATTGCCAATCACCGCAGCCAGATCGAACGGCTCTTGATTGATGCGGAAGCCACGTCTGCGCTTGCTGAGGCGAAGGGGTCTGTTGACCTGCTGCTTCCGCACATCCGCAACGCTGCGCGCGTGGTTGAGCGCGAAGACGGAACGTTCGGCGTGGAGATCGCAAGCAAGGATGGCGGCCCGCGTGTTAACGGGTCTGGACAGAACATGACGATCAAGGAGCTGGTGCAGGAAATGCGGCAGTCAGAAGTGTTTGGCAGGGCGTTCGATGCGTCCGGCAATTCCGGCAGTGGTTCGCAGCCAAGCAACGGCGTTACACGCCCCACGCACGGGAAGATTGGAGGAACGCGGGAGGAGCGAGAGGCTTATTTCGCGGCAAAACTCAAACAATCCGGGCTGTAACCAGGAAAACGATTTGCGTCGGTTCGGGATGAACCGTAGCACCCACGGCGGGATGCCGATTCATCCCCAAACCAAAGCAAAGGAGCAACACCATGGCACTCAGTCATATGCAGGTATTCAACCAGTACTTCATGCCGGCGATCATCGAAACGCTGGACCAGCGCGTCGATGCGTTCAACCAAGCATCCAACGGAGCGATCCGTCTGACCACGCAGGGTTTCGACGGCGACTTCCTTCAGGAATCGTTCTTCGCGTCGGTTCATGCTGCCCAGCGTCGCGTAGACCGCTATGCGTCTAATACGGCGGCTTCGCCGACGAACCTGACGCAGCGGAAGCACAGCTCGGTCAAGGTCGCTGGCGGCTTCGGCCCCATCGTGTACGAGCCGTCGCAGCTGACGTGGCTGCAAAGGCCGACCGCGCAGGGTATCGAGGTTGTGTCCCGTAACTTTGCGGAAGCGATCCTCGCCGACCAGCTCAATACCGCAATTGCGGCGTTGGTGGCTGCAATCGAGAACCAGCCGGACGCCACGAACGACGTGTCAGCGACATCTGCACTTAGCTACGCGGCGCTGAACGGTGCCCATGCGAAGTTCGGCGACCACAGCGGAAACCTTATTGCGCAGGTGATGAACGGAGCGGCATACCATGCTCTTGTCGCGTCCAACCTGACGAACACGGCGCAGCTGTTCCAGGCGCAGAACGTCCGAGTTGTGGACATTCTCGGCAAGTCGGTTGTCGTGACCGATGCGCCGGCCCTGTATGTCGCCAACAGCGGCACGGTGGACGACATCAAGGTGCTGTCACTGACCGAAGGTGCGGCGATTGTGCATGACGGTGGCGACATCGTGACGAACATCGAAACGACCAACGGAAACCAGCGCATCGAAACCTCTATCCAGATGGACTACTCGTTCGGCCTCGGCCTGCGCGGGTACGCATGGGACGAGGGCAACGGTGGCAAGTCGCCAACGGACGCTGATATCGCTACCGGCGCTTACTGGGATCGGGTGGCGTCCAGCGTCAAACACACGGCGGGCGTGATTACCGTCGCGCAGTACCCGGCCTAATCCGATGAAAGAACGTGTCGTTTGGTACGAGCCGCATCCGATCACGCAAGAGCGCAAGCGCGAGCTGGTTGGGCGCGGATACAAGATCATCGACGCACGGTTTGCCCCGCCGGGATGGCGGGGCGAATCGGACGGCACGGCGGAAGCTGCCACTGATCCGGTGGCGAAGCACGATGACGGCTACCCGTCGTGCGACAAACTGCGGGCGGTGATCCGGTCGAAGACTGGGAAGGCGCCGCACTGGAAGGCGTCGCGCGAGAAGCTGATCGAACAGTACGAGGCACTGATTAATGCCCCTGATCGTTGAAGATGGAACCGGCCTTCCAGGCGCCGACAGCTATGTGTCCGTGACCGACTGCGAGGCGTATGCAACGGCGCGCGGGATGGCGTTTTCTGCGTCACCGGCAGACGATGCGGAAGCGGCGTTGCGGCGTGCAACGGCATGGGTCGATGGATCGTTCCGTGTGCGCTTCCCTGGCCGGCGTCGAAATGGTCGTGGTCAGGCGCTTGAATGGCCGCGCATAGGGGCCGAGGATCAGGAAGGAAACGCTATCGCTGACAACGAGATTCCGGTCGAGATTGTACAGGCCACATGCGAGGCGGCAATCCGCGAGCTGGCTACGCCGGGTGCGCTGTCGCCGGATGTGGTGATGGCGCAGACACTCAAATCTGCGTCGGTGGATGGCGCTGTGTCAGTGACGTATGCTGGTGGTGGAGGTGTGGACGGCCAGCGACCGATCGCTACGGTGATTGACGACATCCTATCAAGCCTGATCGGCTCCCGTGCCAAGTCGGGCGCGGCAGTGTTCGGGCAGGCGGCACGGGCATGAATGACCAGGCAAAGCAAGGCATGAACATCGTACGCGCTGTGCTGGTGTCGGTGTTCTACGCCGGGGCAGCTCTTGGCGCCGCTGTAGGCGCGCTGGCAGTGATGGTGCTGCGATGACGTTCTATCGTGGGATGCGCGGCGTTGCCGATTCTCTGCTAGGGCCGAAGTCGCCGTTTGCACAGGGCGCTATGGTGCTGCGCCGGGTCATCCCCGGAAGCGGCCCGCCGTACAACCCCGGCCCATCCACCACGGTTGACTATCCGATCAGCGGCACGGTTCGTGGTGTGACAGAAGAGCACATCGACGGCACGTTTGTTCGGGTGGGCGACAAGGTGGTAACGATTGCCGTCCCCGATGTCGAGCCGAACACCGCCGACAAGGTTGTGATTGACGGTGTGGTGCACCAGATCGGCAAGATCGACCGCAAACCTGCTGCCGGCGAGCCGGTGGCGTTTCTCCTTTTCGTGAGGGTGTGACCCATGATGATTCGTAACGCATCCCGGCAGCCGCTGCCGGTTGGCGACCGGCTTATTCAGCCTGGCCAGACGGTGCAGGTGCCAGACGATGCCTGCAGGGATCGGTTCGTGGCGGCATGGATTGATGCCGGCGCGCTTCGTGCCGAGCTTGATCCGCCTGCGCCCGAGCCGGGGCAGGAGGGGGACCCCGAGCCGGTGAAGG